TTTATGCTTCAAGCACTTGGAGGAAAACTCATCAGCCGAGATATGGCTATGAGAGAACTACCATTTACAGTTAACGTTACACAAGAATTAGAAAAGATTGAAATTGAGGATATGCGCAATGCGCTACTTGGTTCACTTACGGCATACACACAGGCAATTCCACAGATGGCTACTCAAGGCCAGGATGCCTCTGAAGTCGTACGTAAGATTGCTGCGATTATCAAGGCTCGTCAAAAGGGTCAAGCACTAGAAGACGCAATTGAAGCCACATTCGCTCCGCAGCAACAAGTTCCTCCTGCTGGGGTGCCACAATCAGTTGAGCAAATGTCCCCTGCTCCTGAGGCTGCTCCAGCAGGAGGCACTTCTCAACAAGTAAACCCAGAGATACCACCAGCAGCACCAGAACGTCCAGATATTATGAGTATTTTATCAAGCCTTACAGCAAGTGGTCAGGCTAATGCAAGCGTAAGAACAACTCAGCGACAATAAGAAAAGCAGGGGACTATGACAACGATTATTGGTGTTGAATACGCAAATCGTTGCGTGGTCCTAGCAGATTCACGTGTAGTTGGTGATACAAAGATTTATGCTCACGCAGATATGGTTAAAGTTGTAACAAATGGTAACTTTATTGTTGGCACAGCGGGAGATGTAAGGGCAATACAGGTTATATTACATAGTTGGAAACCACCAAGTTTAACTAGTAAGGATAAAGATAACCTTTTTTCTTTCATAATTAACAAGGTTGTCCCATCGCTTAAACAATTATTAGTAGATAATGGAATTTTAGACTCTAAGCCTTCAGATAAAGAGTTTGAACTATATATATTGCTTGCAATCAATGGCAACATCTTTGAAATTGATAGTGAGTTATCGGTTTCTCGAAGTAGTTCTGGGTATTATGCAATAGGTACTGGTGGAGATTACGCTCTTGGCGCACTTTATGCTGGTGCATCACCAGAACAGGCAGCAGAAATAGCCGCTCTTAATGATAGTAAGACAGCAGAACCTTTTATTACAGAAACTCAATACAAAAAATGAGCAAAGAGTTCCGCGATAAAGTAGAAGAAGCACTACGTATTTTAATAGATACAGATAGTGTTGGAAAAGATTATATCGCCTCTGGTTGGGTTTTAATATCCGAGTGGGCAGACTATGAAGGCGGAAGATTTTTACACACACAAGTCAGTGAGGCTATGACTCCCTGGAATGCTGCGGGAATGATGCAGTTAGCAGAAGAATACAATAGCGAACTTATTGAAAATACTACAGAAATAGAGGATGACTAATGGTTGCAGGCGGATACCAAAAGCCGAACAATCCCGCACCAGCATCTGGTCCTGGAGCATTATCAAAGCGTACAGATGGCGGCCCAACACAGGCCCCAAAATATATTTCTGGTATGCCATACAAGCAAGGCGGAGAATTGTTCAATCAACAATCAGGTGCAGCAATGGCTGGCGACCCAGTTCCAGTTCCTCCAGTTCAGTCTCCTGTAAATCCTATGGAATCAATGATGTCAGGACTGACACCTCTTGATGCTGAATCAATGGATGACTTGCCTATCTCTGATGGCGTAGATATTGGTCGCGGTCGCGGTTCGTCTGCACTTCCCGCACGTCTAACATCACCTATTAATCAAGATGAAAATGTTGCACTAATTAAACGTTATCTTCCAGATTTGATGAATGCTACTCGTCTGCAAGGCACACCTGATTCATATAAGCAGTTTATTAACTACCTGAAAAACCAGATACTTTGATGAGATGGGTAGAAAATAATTTCTTTGACCATCTAGATAAGTTTGCTAATTCTCTAGGTTATGAAAATTATGAAATAGCAATTCCTTTAGCAATGATTCCTTGGGAGTCACCAGAAGATAGAGATATTTTTATCTTGACTATCACTGGTAATGAAGTACAGGGTGGTAGCCCTAGTACATTTAAAGCAGGGGAGGTGAAGTAATGCCACTATGGGATAGTTTTATTAACACTTTCAAAAATGCCGCTAAAGGTATTGCAGAACTTCCTGGCGCTTTAATTGGTAATATTGCAACCAGCGGCGCACAACTTGGTGCTGCACAAACATTTAAGGGTGACCCCCGCGCTGCTGCTGCAGCAGGCATTGCTGCTGAAGCAGGAACACAGAAGTCTCTTAAAAAAGCAGGACTTGCAACTGTAGATACTTCTGTTACAAAAGTTGTTGACCCAGTTTTGTATACTGCTCAAAAGGCTGAACAGTATGTTTTTAGTCCTATCATTGCTCGCCCTATTTCAACAGCATTTTTACTTACTGACCCAAATAGCCGTTTATACAATGCTGGAGAGTACAGTAAAGGTTTTCAATTTTCAGATGTAATTGACGCGTACGAACGAAGCGAAAAAGTTTCTCTTGGTGTGTCTATTCTTAAAAGTAATCTTACACCTCTTGGTGCTTTTCAAAGTATTATTCTTGAAAACGGTGGCATTGATGTTGATAATGTTGACCTATGGGACGATGCACAAATTAAGAAAAATTTTCAGGACAACACTCTTGGTAAATGGATTACAGGAACAAATGACTTTTTAATTAAGAATGTTGCAATTAATGTTGCCTTTGGAGGGGCTGCAGTAGGTGTTCGTGCTGGTGCTATGAAGGCTGGCCTTAACACACGTTTCCGCGTAGGTGACGTTAATGCTTTGCCTAAGGCTGAAGATTTAATTAATCAACACATTACTTTTCGTAAGTCAGGCGGAACACAGGGAAACTTAACCGTCTTTGGACAAGATGTCGAAGACCTTGCTACATCAGAAAACATTATTAACATTACAAGAATTGTTAGTAAGCACAGCAATAACCCTCGGCTTCCATCTCTTATCAGAGATACTAAAGACCCAGAGTTTGTACGCGATTTAATTTTGGCTGACAAAGTATATGCTCCAGCAATTGAACGTCTTTCTGCTGCAGGAATGCGCGATGATTTGTGGGTACTAGGTGACGGCAATTTAGTAGTTCAGGGTAATTATATTACAACTGGACAACTTCCAAAAGTAACTCCTGAAAATTCTGCTCGTGTTTTTGGTGCATTTGATGATGCTATTAAAAAGAATCCCAAGCATCAAGAAATTTATGACGCTTTCTTAAAGGAAGTTGAAGACCCAAATACTGGCATTATATCAACTGAGCCAACATTTTTTGGTAAGAACTATAAGCCAGCAGAGCCAGTTCTTGGACGCGAAGGTTTTGCTGCCGTACGTTCTCGTGCTGGAAAGATTAGAACTGCTGCAATAGAACGTGATTTTTCTAATGTTGGTGGGTTTACACAAACAGTGTTAAGTCCTAAATACATTAATGGACCAACTACGGTTCTTATTCGTACATTTGGAACAATGATGCCAAGAGGTTTTATTACCAACTCAGGTATTAGACCATCAAATGGCATTGATGAACTCATTGCTACTTTTGATGATATTCCTTTGTTTACTCGTGGCAATAAGATGATTGAAAACCACGAGGGTGTTCCAATGACTGTCTCTCAATATCGTACTCAAATCATTGATAAGTTTGTATCAGCAAAAACTGATGGTGAACGTGCAGCGATGGTCAATAATCTTAACGCAGAATTAATTCGTTCGATTGCTTTTACTCGTGGATTCCGTGATACAGAAAAGATTGATACATTTGTTAATAATTTATTACAAGATGTATATACTGTACACGGAGATTTGAGTCGTATGGGTACAGCACTTGACCCAACTGGTGTAAGAATTCAAGTTGCCCCTAAAGTTCAGTCTCAACTTGCTAACTCAATGCCAACATTACCATTTGGTGAATTTGATAGAATGCTTGCTCGTGCTGTCCGCCGCGAAAAAAATATAGTAACTGGTGGAATTCAAACTATTGGTGGCGCAGGGCGTGATTCTATGCGAGGCATTTTTGAATTAGGTAACAAAGCATTTTCTATATCAGCATTATATCGTTTCAGTTACATTCCAAAGAACTCAATTTTTGAACCTATGTTGGCAGCAACTATGGCTGAGGGTACTCAGTTCATAACTGCTATGTTTGGTCCTGCTGCTAAACAAATTATTATAAACAATGCAAATTTTGTAATTCGTAATATTGAAAAGTCTAAAACTATTTTGCCTAGTGCAAAAAATGAAATTCAAAAAGAAATCAAGGCTTTATCGGAGCAATACAATATTGCTATTAATAACCGAGATATTACATACGCTAAGTATGAGCAACTATTTGCAAACGTTCCTGGTGTCTCTCCAGCAACTAAACGCGAATGGGCAGATATTGTCAAAGACGACCTCCGTGCTGCAGAAAAGATGGTTGACTTTCTTGAAGTTAAACTTAATAAGTACACTGTTGAGTATGGAAAACCTATTGATGTCCCATCTTTGTATAATTTAAAGCGCAGAATTGAAACATTAAAGTCTGTTGGAAAAGAAACAACAGAATTAACATCAGAACAAATTGTTGCTCCAGTTATTACTAATGAAAATTCAATTATTTCTTTACTCAATAGCCAGCGTTTAAAAGGCTTTACTGTTGAAAATTATAAGCAATATGAAGATTCATTAATAAACTATACAAATGGTAGTGGTAATTACAGTCTCGTCAATACTGTTCTACGTGATGGGTATAAGGCTGGCGCAAAAGAAACAGTAAAAGTTAATAAAATTGTTAACGACTTAGACTTTCTTATTTCAAAAGCACCAGTTCTTGAAACTCCAATTACTACATTTCGTGGTATGTCATCTGACAGATTTAGTAAAGAATATTTAGATAATTTGCGTAACTTAAAGCCAGGAGATACCTTTGTTGAAAAGTCTTTTTCATCAACTGATATAAAAGAAACAGTAGCAAAAAGATTTGCAAGAGACAACGGAATTGTTATGGAAATAACAAATCCTTCTGGAACAAAAGGAATTTTTCCAAT